CATGTCGCCCGCGCGCGGCGTGAAGCCGCCCGGCGCGCTTTCAACCGGGATGCGGCACTCGACGGCCTGCGCAAACGCGAGGCCCTTGTCGGTCAGCCCGGAAACGCTCCTTGCAAACCAAGAGCCGCGCAGGGGAATCGCCTCGATGACGCGGTCGCTTTCGTCCAGCCGGTAATAGGCGATCGCCTCCATGCAAAGCTGCATGAATATCCCCCCTTTCAGCAAACGCCCGCGTAGCGCAGCGGGTGCACGCGGGGGAGATAGACCGCCGCCGCGTCCGCCTTCTGCCGGGCGTAGTCCTCGGCGAGCTGCACGGCGTCGGCGAGCGTCTCCGTGTAGCCGTCGTTCGAGAACGATTTTACCCCCGCCGCCGCGCCGTGCTTCGCCAAAGCCGACCGGTGCGCGTCCGCGATTTCGGCGACCGCGCAGGCCGCGAGCATCGCCTCATCGGGGACTTTCTCCGCCCCGCGCAGCCGCCCGTAGGTGATCCCGTCGATGTACGCGCAGGCTTCGCGGATGGCGCGCGGCCAGTCCACCTCCGAAACGACAGCACCCAGAAACACGCCGGTGTAGTAGCCGTAGTCCACGGTCCACATGGCTTACGATTCGATCAGGTTGACGCTCAGCGTCGCCGCGGCGCCCTTTACGGTGACGGTGCCCGAAGCGGGCTTAAAGCCGCTCGCCTTGACCTTCACCGGGTACGTGCCGTCGAAGAGCTGGAACTCCGCGGCGCCGGAGCTATCCGTCCGCTTGCGCGAGCCGTTCAGATCGACCGTCGCGCCGGCGATGGCCTGCGCTTCCTCCTGCGAATCCATGACCGTGACCGTCGCCTTGTAGGTCGTCTTGGCCGTGGCCGGCTCGAGATAGGCGAAGGGCACGAGCAGGCGGTCGCTGTTCATGGCGGTCGCGGGATTCGGCAGCGCCCAGCCCATGCGGAACACGACGCGCAGGGCGATCATGTCCTGCTGGGCGAGGTTGTAGACGATCTCCTTCGTGGTCGGGTCCTGAATCACGCCCTGGTCGAGAATCTTCGTGGTGACGTCCTGCCGGATGGCATAGACCGCCTGCGACCAGTCGCCGACGATGAGCTGCGCGGCGGTGCTGTCGAACGAGCCGTTCTGCGGGAAGTAGATCGGCGCGCCGTCGAGCGTGTACTGCGTGGCGCCCTGCATGTCGCTCTTGAAGAGCGGCACGCCGTCCGTCGTTTTGATGCCGCGGAGCTTGCCGCGCATCGCCATCGAGGCGACCGCGCCGTTTACCATGTGGCCGGATTCCTCCACCTTGGAGATCACGCCGTCCGGGCCGAGCAGCGTGTCGTAGCTGACCGTGCCGCCCGCGACGTTGTTGCCGGCCTGCCGCGCCATCGTGAGAATGTCGTTCTGCCATTCAGCCGGGCGGTTTGCGCTGAAGAACACCGCGCCGTCCACGCGCGCGCCGATCGCCTCGTGGACGCGCGGCGTGACCTCGCCGAGAATGTCGAAATCTGCGTCGTCGAGCACGGCCTCCGGAATCGGCACGATGACGGCGAGCTCCGCCGCCGTGAGATACACGTTGTCCCACGCCTGCTGCGAGGTCTGCTTCATGCCGGTGTCGCCGTTGACCCAGTAGGCGAGGGGCAGCATGTCGAGCACCGGGATGCGCGTCTGCTTCGAGGTCATTTTCGGCAGCTTGCGCGCAAGGCTCATGAAAACGGACTGCTTCGGGGCTTCCTGAAAAATCGTGCCGACAACCTGCTCCTGAATCAGAGCCTCGGCGCGTGCACGGTCGATAATGTGTGCCATAAATTAAATCATTCCTTTCTTCCGAAAATGCTTCGGAGTGCATCGTTTGCCTGTTGCTTTTTGTCTCCCTCGAGCTTTGCGCCCGGCGTGCTGCGGGAGAATTTCGGCACGCCGATCTTTTTCACCGCCGGGTATTCCGCCGCCGCGGCCTCGGCGGCCGCCTCCAGCCCCTCGACCGTGCCGTCGTCGGCGACGGTGATCTTCGAGCGGTCGATGAGCCTGTCGAGGAGCTTCGCGTCGTAGCCGTCGAGCGCGCGGATTGCGGCGCCGACCAGCCGGTCGTTGATCTTCTGCGCGGCTGCGGCCTGCGCTTTGCTCTGCGCGTCGCGGTAGTTTGTCAGGCGGGCGGAGAGATCGCCGAGCGCCTCGGTTTCCCCGAGGCCGAGCACCTCGCGCAGCGCGGTTTCCGCGGCCTTTGCGCGCGTGCGGTAGCCCGCGGATTCGCCGCGCAGCGCCTTGACGTAATCCTCCGAAAAGGTTTTTGCGCCCTCGGGATTTGCAGCCGGTTCGGCCGGTGCGCCGCCCTCGGGCTCTGCGAACAACTGAATGTGGATTTTAAGCATCTGGTTTTCCTCCCTGCGCTTCAAGCGCGGATTTTTGGGTATGAAAAAAGCACGCCGCCGGGCAATCTAACTTGCCGGCCGTGTGCCGTTTCAACGTGTTTATGCGGTTTTTACTGGCTGTTTGAGAAAGGACTTCAAGCGGAGAAAACGACCGCCGCAATCTGCCCGGCTTCCACAGCGGCCAGCTCCAGCGTCGCGCCGCTTTTGTCTGTGATCTCGACGAGAAAGGCCGCGCCGTTTTTGAAAACCTCCAATATCGTACCCGTGCGCCCGTCATAGAGGCGGACAACGTCAAGCTCTTTCAACATGAACCCTCCTTATTCATCGATATAAAATGTCGTGAGGCGCGGAACCGTTGAATCTGATTCGATGATCCACCCGGTTTTAATTTTTGCTGTGCGGCCGTTTGCGCCGGCAATCACCATTTGAACCTCAAAGGGCTGCCCGTATGGCGTTGCTTTACGGGATACCGCGCGATACTGCGCCAAGCCCTTGTGAATTTCTGCAATCAGATCGTTCTGGTTTGCCTCAGTATACCCCAAGACTTTCTCGAATGCAATAGCCTTGTGCTTGCCGACCGGGTGATTTTTGTTTAACGCATAGCCCGATAATTTGGAGACGGGAATAGAAGCTTTTTCAAAGTTCGGAAGTTTTTCTGCATTTGACTTTGCGGTGTAGGCAGCGCGAAAGGCGGTGAATGAATCCGCTTTTTTGTTCGCCCACACCGCCTTCTGCGCCTCGCTTCGCCCAAACCCCCGCACCTGCGTGCGGAAGGAATCGGCGCGGCCGCCGGTTTCGCGCGCGAACGCCTTGAGCTGCGCCTCCTGCCGCTTGAGCTTCACGGCCTGCTGTGCAAACTCCGCCTTGAAGCCCGCTTCGTCGAGCCCCGAAAGCGCGCGCTTTGTGGCGCGGATCTCGCGCTCCATTTTTCGCTGCATCTGGCTGACCTCGTACGCCGTGTATTTCTGCCCGCCGTACTCGATGTCGCGGGCGTTGAGCCGCTCGAGCTTTTCGGGCGTCCAGCTCCGCGCGGAAATCCCCTCAAAAAACGGGTTCCACGAATGCCGGCAGTTCCAGCCCTGAAAGCCCGCGCCGGTGCCGTAGCCGATTTCGGAAAGCGACAGGTAGCCGCGCCGGCCGGAGAGCGAGACGATCTGCCCCTGCCACACCGCGTGCGAGGGCCGCGCGCCCGCGTGCGCCGTGAGCTCCATCAGGTCGCAGCCGAACTCCCGCGCCAGCGTCTCCGAAATCTGCCCGCACGTCTGGTTGACGCCGGTCAGCACCGCGCGGCGCACCGCGACGTCGAGCTTGTCCGCGTGGCCGGAGGGGTAGAGCACGGAGGCGCCCGCGCGGGAGGCGTCCTCCACAGCGCGGCGGATCGCCGTCTTGTAGTCGAGCATGCCGGAGGAAACCTGCATTTCGGCGAGCGTGCAGGCCGCAATAAAGCGCTGCTGCGTCTCCGCCGCCGTCGTCAGCGTGAGGTTCCAAAGCGCGCCGCTCGTTTTCTTCAGCGCCGCCTGTAGGATGCTCCACGCGCGCGCCGACTGCCGGAGCGGCGGCAGGGAAATGCCCGCCTCTCGGTACAGCGCGATTTCCGCGTCGACGCTCTCGACGCCCGCGTCCTCGAACGCGCGGCGCACGGCCGTCTCCGAAGCGCCGCTGTATTTTGCGACCTCGGCGATCACGTCGTCGTAGAGCAGGCCGGCGTGCTGGAGCTGCTCGGCCTGCCAGCGCGCCGTGTCGGTGATTTCGCCCATTTTCACAAGCCGCCGGGCAATGTCCCGCGCGATCGATTCGTCGAGCCGCTGGTACAGCGCGATCACGCCGTCAGCGCAGCGGTCAAGGTATTCCGGCGCCAGCATACGGGTCTCCCATGGCGGCGGAGGCCTCGCCCTGCAAGGCGCGCGCTTCCTCCTCCGTGTACCCCTCGAATTCCACGAGGTAGCGCCAGAACGGGAACTTTCCGGAAACGACGTACTGCCAGAACTGCGCCTTGCGCTCCCGCGGGTCGTTCACGATCGAATCGTCCCAGTCAAACGAAAGCGCAAACGCCCCCTGCGGCGCGTAGCCGTACAGCGTCGCGAGCGTGTCGACGGAATAGGCGAGGTCCCGCAGCGCGTTTTCCACGCTGCGCTGGATGGATTTGACCGTCGCGTACGTCCGCGCCTTGCTGGTGCGCACCTCCTCGGCGGTCTTTTCCACGGTCTGCGGGTCGGAAATCGTGCCGTAGGCCAGCCCGCAGGCAAACTCGATGCGCTGCAAAATCGTGTTGAAGCCGCGCCGGATCGATTCGTCGCGGATGGCGGGCGAGAACACGGCGTAGAAGTCCTGATCCCGCGTGTCGTGCCCGCGGAACAGCCGTGTTTTGCCCTTCGGCAGCCGCGGGGCGCCGTCCGGGCCGGGCTTGAGGTAGTCCGCCGCCGCGTCGATCGCAAGCTCGCTGCCCTCGAATTCCCAGATGTACCGTGCAAACTGGGCGTCCGCCTCCAAAATCAGCGGCGCGGCCCGCGAAAAGACGGATACCCCGAGCGGGGAATGGCGGTCCACCGTGTTCTGAAACGGCATTTTGAGGTACGAAAACAGCGGCTGTACGCAGCCTGAAATCACCGTTTCCGGCGCAATATCCTGCCATTCCGGCACGGCGGCGAGCGGGATTTCCTTGCCGAGCGATTCCGTGTTCCCGCTCTCGAACGCCTTGTTTTGGATGATGTTCTCGCCGTTCACAAACGCGTGCTTTTCGAGCCGCGTGTAAATCTTGTTTTCTCGCGCGAGCTGGTCCGCGAACACGGCGCCGGTCATGCGGCCGGAGGTGTCGAACGCGGTGGGGAAGAAGCAGTCGCCCTGCACGACGTCCACGATGATCTTCCCGTCGGACGCAAACGGCTTGAACGCGACGCCGCCCAGCGCGCAGGCCAGCTCCACGGTGCCCGGCAGATCGATTTCCAAAAGCTGCCGCAGGATGTAGTCCGCGCGTGCGCCGCCCGCTGCCGTGATCTGCGATTCCATCGCGACCATGCGCGCGAGCTCCGCGCAGATCGCGGCGGCGATGCCGATCGGCGGGCTGCCGCCCTTGATCGGTACCCCCTCATACATCGCGGACCACTTGGCGATCGCGCTCTCCATGCTGTCCGACAGGAGGATGCCCGGCTGCGCGCCCTTACTTTCAAAGTATGTATTTAAGGTTCGCCGCAGCCAGCGGAGCATTTTTTCAAACATTATTTCACCTTCCATTCGGCCCAGCGGAATTCGCGGGCGAGAATCGTGTAACAGAAATAGCGCACGTCGTCCATCGCGTGGTCGTTTTCTTTCAGGACCCTGTCGCTGTTCGCCTTTTCGTCCCAGCGGTACAGGCCGAATTCCCGGATCGCGTCCGTGCAGGATTCGTGGATCTGCACCATGCCGGCCGTCAAAAGGGCGGAGGTCACGCGGATGCCGTTCAAAACGTCGTTGTCGGCGTCCCACACGGAGAAGCGGCCGTGCCGGCGGATGCACGCGATAAAGGAAGCGGCGGAGGGGTCGACGATCACCCTGCGGATGCTGTAGCCGCGCGCGAGGTTTTCCAGCGCAGCATAGTATTCCTCGTCGGTCATCTGGCGCTGCGCTTTCCGGCTGTCGAAGTACCATTCCTTGACGCGCACCGCCCGGCGCTGCTGCACGCACCAAAGCCCCATGCTGCACGGGTTGATCGTGCCGTAGTCGATCGAGATGTAAAACTGCCCGTCCATGCCGCGCGTGCTGCCGCGCAGGACGTGCCGGTCGGCGGAAAACTGGCTGTAGACCCGCCCCTCCGCCACGACCCACATGCCGCGGATGTACCGGTCGTAGAACACGCCGGAGAACATATCCTCTGCGCTCTCGATCTCCTTCGGCGTCATCACCGGGTTGTCGTCCATCAAAAAATGGAGGTGGACCGCACCGTGCTTTTCCGGGTGCAGAAGCCACTCCTGATAAAACCAGTGGTTCGGGGAATCCGGGTTGCAGTTGAACCACAGCTTTTTGTCGGCGTAGGTCAGCGTGCGGGCGATCGCCTGCTCCACAAAGGAGCGGGGCATCAGCGCCACCTCGTCGAAGAGCACGCCCGCGAGCGTGATGCCCTGAATCAGCGCGTAGCTGCGTTCGTCCTTGCCGCCGAACAGGTAAAAATAATTCTCACGGCCGCCGCTGCGCACCGTGAGAAGCATCTTCGAGGTCTTGTATTCGAGCCGATAGGGGAGGCCCTCGACCGTTTGCAGCGGGATCAGGATGTTGCGCTCCGCCGCCTGCACGGTCTTGCCGCAGATCGCGAAGCTCGTCCGATCGAAATGCGCCATCGCCCAGAAAAGGAAGGCCATCGTCATCGCGGCCGTTTTCCCGCTGCGCACCGCGCCGTCGCAGATCAAGGCCGTCTGCGGCTGCTCGATGAACCGGAAGATCTGCCCCTGCTTTTTTGAAAAGGCCTTAATCCGCATCGCCCACAGCCTCCTTGATCGCGCGCATCAGATCGTCCTGCGCGTTCGTCTCCGCGTCCCGGGCGCCGCGGGATTCCTCCGGCTTGTCCCGCCACTTATCCGGCCTGCGGTTCTTGAGCCAGAAGATCTGCGCGGTGGTGTTGCCCTCGAGCGCGGCGGAGAGCAGCGCGTTTTCAACCTGATAGTCGACGACTTCCTTGCCCTTTTTTAGGGCCTCACAAATCTTACCATACCGCTTTTTCCACTCGTACAGGGTCTTGGCCGTGATGCCCATGCGCTGCGCCATCTGCTCGTCCGTCAGCCCGTCCCGCGCCCAGCCCTCGAGCAGCGTCAACCCCTCGGGCGTCAGCCAATGCTGGTATTTGCCCTTAGCCACGGGTAAAAATCACCCGCTTTCCTTTGCCTGCGCGCCGTCCAGTGCTTGCAGTGCCTCAATATACCGCGCGTGCTCCCGGAGCAAGGCGCCCAAATGCAGCGCATACGGGCACGCCACGCGCAGGCAGAGGTGGTTCCCGCTGCGCCTGAAATCATCGAATTCACATGTGCCGGGGTAAGGGCAGGGGATTGTCGTCTGCATGATGCGGCCTCCTTTCGAAAAAGAAAAGAGACAAGCTGCATGCTTGCCTCTCTGTATATTTCACTGATTATATTATACGCCGTGTAAAAGCAGATTGCAACGAAACAAAACGGTAAAAAACGGTTCAAAGCGGTAAATTCCGGTTCAAAACGGTAAAAAGCGGACAACTTTTTATAAATCCATCGTCACCTGATCGATCATGCCTGCAAGCTGCTGGATAACCCGGTCGGCCTGCTTGCGCGCATGCGCTTCCGACACGCCCAGCGATTTTGCCACCGCATACCACGTCGGGCGTGTAAGCCAGTCTTTCCGGCGCGCCGGTTCCTTTGGGCCGAGATATGCGAGCTCAATGATCCGCCGGTCAAGCCGGGAAAGCGTGGCCAATGCCGCCGTGACCCAGTTCCGCTCCTCCCGCAGCTTCGCGATCCGCGCCCATGCAGCCTTGATGTCCTCGTCATACATGCGCGCCGGCGATGACGTCGCAAGATCCGCCGTCTGGTCGCTGTGCCTGCCCTTGCCGCCGGGCATCCCGGATAAGGATGGAGAACGAAGGGAAATCCGGCTGCGCTGCTCCTGCGCGTGCTCGATCGTCCGCAGCTCTTCGTCGATGCTTTGCTCTGTGTCGTAGTATGCGTTCAACCGGCGGATGACCTCCTCCGCCGCAGGATTCTTCTGCATTCGTTTTCCCTCCACTTGAGTTTTTATCCTTCTTTGTCTCCATATCTCCGCGAGCGCTTCTGCCGCGCCACTCGCGCGCTCTCCTCGGCATAGAACGCCCGCGCCTCCGAAGCCCTGCGCTCGGCGCGCTTCGTCAGCAGTATATGCCGGATGTGCGCTTTCAGGTAGCGCTGGCATGTGCCGTGGCAGAACGCCGACCGCCGCGGGCAGTCTCTTAGGCAATAGGTCACTTCGCCACCTTCTTCCTCGTGCATTTCGCCGCCGGGCAGCCGCGGGGGATGTCGGTGTCGTGCAGGAAGTGGCACACCTTGTAGCGGTAGTAGTGCGGGCTGAGGTCGCGGCGGTAGATGCACCCCGCGCAGGATTCACGCCGGTTCTGCTCCTTAGCCTCCTCAGCCGTCTCCTCGAAACGCATGGATGCTCACCTCCACATGCGGCGTGCAGGGCGTATAGCACTTGTGGATCGAAGCCTGCACGATCTGCGCGTCGTCTGCGTAAGCGACGCCGTTCAGCGCGTCGCACAAAATCTTGAATACGTTGTCGAAATCCGGCTTTTTCGTGGGCCGGACAAGGCCGGCGGCGATGTCCGCCCGCTTCTTTTTGGTGGCGGATTTTGGGATGCCGTAGAACGCCCGGACACAAAGCATCAGCGGAACGCCGTCCGGAAAGCGCTTGTCGCCGGCGGCCTGCATGTAGCGCTGCCGCACGAGCTCCTCGTAAGCGACGGTCTTGTCCGGCGTGTATGTAAGGCTTTTGCCGGCCTTCGTCCGCGTCACCTTCGGGCGGGCCTTTCCGCGCGGCTCGCCCGGCACTGTAAAGCAAATGTTCATCCTGTTTGCTCCTTGCTGAAAATATCAAAGTTTTCGTATTCCTCGAGGTCGTAGGAGGGCGTGTGCGGCGCCTCCGGCTCGGGCTTTTGGCGTTCGTTGCGGATCCAGTTCTCCGCCAGCGCGCGCCAGTTCGTCACGGGCTCGCCGTGTACAACCCAGCCGGTAGCCTCATGGTAATGCCAGAAGCGTTCCGGGTCGCCCGGACGCCCCTTGAAAAATCCCTTGACCTCCTCCAGAGTGGGAGCCGCGGCGCACGCCGCCTGTCTCTCTCTCTTACTCTTATTCTTACTCTTATTCTTCTCTTGTGGAGATTCTGCGTCAGAAAATCGGTTTTCTGTTGCAGAAAAGGCATTTTCTGTTGCAGAAATTCCGTCGGAGGGTATGCTTTTTAAGGGCTGACCGTTTTCGTCGATCAACCAGTACAAAGATTTATCCACCTTGTTCCTCGAGGTCACTTCGGCGTAGCGACGCTGGATTCCAGCAGAGGTGACCACAGATCGCGCGAGGAGACCCTTATCAAGTAGGTCTATATCCGCGCAATACTGGATCACTTGCAGCACTTGATGTTTTTTCACCCACTTGCCCCCGATCGTCTTGACGACCGCCAAGCAGAGCTTTTCCGGTGAGATTTCGAGATAGTAGCCCTCACGGTATATCATGCACAGCAGGCAATCAAATATCGTGTTGCCTAAAGGGCCGTATTCGTTCAGAAGATCCATGATCTTGAAATCTTCGTACTGGCTCACGTCTTTTTTAAACCAAGGCAGTCCTTTTTTTGCGGGACGACCGCGAGCCAAAGGTGCATCCCTCCCCTCAGAACACCGTGACCGGGATGCCGGTCAGCGCCTTGATGTCGCGCCCGAAGGATTCCCGGTCGCCGTTGCCGCCCGAGACGTGCAGCAGATAGATGTGCTGCACGCGGCGCAGATCGTTGGCGGTGAGAAATGCCCGGACGTTATCGAGCGAGAAGTGGCTCTGATAGAGCCGTGTCTTGAGGCCTTCCGGCACCAGCCCCTCCGCAATGTTGCGGAGCAAAATGGTCTTGTCGTAGTTGCACTCGACCATGATGTAATCGAGCTGCGGGAACCGGTTCGGGATGTAGTAGGTATCCGTGGCGAAGAGCAGTCGCTCTTTGGTGTGCCGCGAGTACAGCAGGAAGCCGAGCGGCTCCGTGGCGTCGTGCTGCGCCTCCCATGGGAGGACGGCCCACGAGCCGACCTGCGCCGGCCTCCCGGCATGCAGCGTGTGGAAGCGGTAGCTGCGGAGCGTCGGCGTCGGCCGGATCGCGTCCAGCGTGCCCTGCGAGGCGTAGACGTCGATCCCGCAGTCGGTGAGCTGCACGGCGGCCTTTGCGTGATCCGTGTGCTCGTGGGTGACGAGGCAGCCCGCGACGCGCGCCAGCCGGTCGGCATAGCCGGAAAGGATCTTGTTTTTCTGGATGCCGGCCTCCAGCAGCAAAACGCTTTCGCCGTCGTCCACGGCGTAGCTGTTCCCGAAGCTGCCGGAAGCCAGACACTTGACGTCGATCATGGCTTAAAACCCCGGGTCGAAGGCTTCCGGCGCCGGTTCTTTTTCCGGCCTTGCGTCCTGCGCCGGCAGCGCCTCCGGGTTTATGACCTCCCCGGTGGATTCGTCGACCTGCACGTCGATCACCGTGCGGTTCGCCTTTTCCTGCATCTCCTGCACCGGGGTGCTGCCCTTGTCGTCGTACTTTTCGACCGTCTGCATCTCCGTGGAGGTCGGGCCCCACTTGCCGAGAAGCTGGCGCAGGACGGTTTTCATCGCCATCTTGTCAAAGTCCGTTTTCCACGGGCTGTATTTGCTGCTGTAGCTCGGCGAGTAGCGCTCGGCGTATTTTTCCATATCCGGCCGGCTCATGTAGTAGACGTGCTCGTGGCCGTTGAGCAGGCGGAAGTAGGCGAAATACCCGACCACCGTGTCCGAGATGCGCTTGCCGGAAATATCCGGGATGCCGGAGAGCTTGTCAAAGCCGCGCAGCTCGCCCTCGTAGACCGCGTCCGCGTTGATCGTCTTGTACTGGCCGGTGCGCATGGCGAGCTGGATCAGTCCCTTATAGCCGATGACGAACGTCGGCTTGTTTTTGTACGGCACGACGTAGGCGTATCCGAGCGATTTGACGAGCGGAAGATCGAGCGCGGCGGCCTTGACCGCCTCGAGCGCGACGTCGTGCGGGTCGCACTGCTGCAAGGTCACGTCCCCGGAATAGAGGTCGATCATCGAGCTCATAAAGGCGCCCGCCTTGTCCTTGAGGCTGTTCCGAAGCTGCGCCCGGATCGTCTGGGCGTTGAGCTCCTGCTTAAACTGGTCGATTTTTGCGATGTTACTCATTGTCGTCTACCTCCACAGTGATTTTGTCGTGCTCCGCGCTGGCGTGCAGGCGGATCACTTGATTTTCGATGCTGTCGTATGCCGTGCAGCTCTCGGCCCTGTCGATCCACACGGGCAGCCGCAGGCCGGCCGCCCGGGAAAGGCCGTCAATGATATGTAAGCCGCCGTTGTACTGGTGCGCCGTGTTGGTGCTCTCGTAGGAGACCCAGTCGCCCCGGTCGTTGAGGAGCAGCGCCCGGCAGCAGGGCGTGATCCCGCCGTTGACCTGCCGGTCAAAGAGCACCCAGCGGACGCCCTCGAACGCCGTGTTGATCTTCTCCTCGATGTCGGAGGCCTGCAGCTGCACGAAGCGCTCGGTCAGGTCGAGGTGCAGGTCCAGCTGCGCGAGCTGGACGCCGAGCTTTTTTTCCTCGGCCTGCAAGTCCGCGATGCGGGCGTCGATGGCTTTCAGATGCTCCTGCATCTGCGCCCGAGCGTTAATCTGCGCGAGCTGCGCCTCGATCGCGTCCAGCTCGGCCTGTGCTGCGGCGCGCTGCTCCTTCGATGCGCTGTCGATGTGCACGAGCTGTTCCCGGAGTTCGTCCAGCTCCACCGCATAGGCGCGGGCGTCCGTCGTCGTCTCCCACGCCGGCGGGGCGGCGATGCTGTCCGTTACCTCGCGCAGGTGGCTGCGGAGCGTGTCCAGCCGGTCCCCGCAGTCGGCGATCTCCCGCATACTGGATTTCTGGCGCGCCTGTGCTTCCTTGACGAGGGCGGCGAGCGCCTTGCCGCGTTCCGTGATGGACTGGATTTTGTCGGCCTTGTCGGTGTTGAACCGGGCCTTTAAATCGTCGATGCGCTCCGGCGGGTACGCCTGTCCGCAGGTGGGGCAGACCGCCTCGCTGTCGTCAAAGACCCTGCCGTGCTCGTCCCGCACCTGCCGGCGCAAGCCGTCTAACTCCGGCGCGGCTTCCTCCAGAAAGGCTGCATCCGCGCTTTGGTTCCGGACAAGCACCTCTTTTTTCGCCTCTGTCTCGGCGATCTGGCGGCGCAGCTCCGCGGCCTGCCGCTGTAAAGCATCGTTCCCGCCGGCCGTCTCCCGCAGATAGGCCGCGCGGGCCTCGGCCGCCTTGGCTTCCTGCTCCGCGATGCGCTTGCGCAGGGCGGCGGCGCCCTCGCCGTTCTGCAATGCGGCGACCGTGCCGGTGAGCTTCATCTTGCGCGCCATAAGACCGGGGATCGCTGCGGCGTCTGCTTCCGGCGGTAGGCCCGGCTTGGACTTCTCCGCCTCGTCGATGCGGGCGGGGATCTCCTTGAGCTGCTCCTGCACCTTGCGGCGCTTCAGCTTGATCTGCTGGGCGTAGTCCGCGACGGTCGTCATGGCGCCGATGTACCCGCCGAGCGGGGCGAGCTCCTCGTGCGCGTCGATGATGTCCTTGTCGCCGAGATGCGGCGCAAACAGGTCGATAAGCACCGCGCGCCGGTCCGCCCACGGCGTTTCCACCGCGAAGTGGTGGAGCATGCCGAGCATGAGCAGCTTCTGCTCGCCGCCGAAGTATTGCTCGATGACCGGCAGGAAATCCTTCTGCGCCTTGGGCACGCCGTTGATAGAGAACCCGGTCGTATTGCCGCGCACCGTGGATTCCGCATCCCCGCGCCGGCGCCCGATATTGCGCTTGTAGGTGCGCCCCAGCGCGAGCGTTTCGCCGCCGTCCGTCTGGAACACGCCGGTCACGGAGACCTGCACGTCCTCCGGCGCGCCCACCGGGTAGATGTCGAATTTTTCGGTCTGCGCGCTGTTCTTGCCGGTGAGCAGCCACCAGTACGCGTCCATCAGCGTCGATTTGCCGACGCCGTTCGCAGCCTTCACCGTGACGCTGCGCCCGTCCGGGCAGAATTCAAAGCGCTTCGTGCCCTCGAAGTTCTCGAGGGTGAGGGAGATCAGTTTCATGCGTCCCACCCCCTCTCTGGCACAATATCCTTGATTCGGCAGTATTTTTCGCACTGCTGCTTCGTACCGCTTTTCAGGGTTTTTCCTCCCGCATATACACCGATCGGCGTTATATGTGTGTAGCTGCGGATCTCCCAGTGTGTGGACATTAAGCCTCCGTAAAACTCATGGCGTTTCTCGATGGTGTAAATCACTTGCCTGTACCTCCGACCATGGATTTTAAGAGATCGAGCGCCGTGTCTGTAAGCCTGCGAAGCGCGGCCTTTTCGCCCATCTTTCTGGCCACATCGATGTATTCGGGCATGAACCCGTTTTCGGCGGCGGATACGATGCACACTTCGGTCGCGGCGGCATAAATTCGCGCCAGATCGTTTTTATGCCTGCTTCGGAGCGTGGACTTGATAGAATCCTGATCGATGATCTGGATGTTCAAGCTGCCCCGGGGGTTGACATCCCCGCCGTTTTCCGCTACACTGGATGTAGATTCTTTGCTCGAATCTTTTTTAGCCGCTTCGGTTGCGCCAACAGCCGGGGCGGTTTCCTTTTTTACGCCGTCCCGCAGCCCGACAATATCGTCGAGCAGCTGCGCGTAGCGCTCTGCGTCTGCCGCGCTGGTGCTGTCGTGCAGCTGCTCGACGATCGCGTTCTCCAGATTGTCGAAGGCCTCTTCGACCCGATAATTTAAGTTCATT